CCCCCGAGTCCCGGCGGGATAGCCGTGCCAATGCCGATGTTCAGCGCAACGGTCGTACCGCCAGTGCCGAGGGCATACGCCGCCAGACCGACAGCCGCCAAGACCGCCGTACCGACACCGATTGCCGTTGCCACAGTTCCACCGTTGGCAATGACCGGCTCCCAAGCGATACCAACCTGTTCCAGCCCCTTGCCCATCAGAGCGATTGCGCCCACAACGAGCAGTGCCGCCGCCGCAACTTCGGCGATTACGACCAGACTCATACCGAGGTTCTTTGCCAGAGACTTGAGCTTCGGGGAAAGCCCCGTGTTGATGGTGGTGTCCAGATTGGAGGTGGTCGTAGTGACCGTCTCAAGAGCTTGCCGTGCCGCCTGTCCAGCGTTTGCGCTGTCTTTCAGAGCGTCCAGCTTCTTGAGGGCGAGAATGAACCCGCCAGCCATCATCAGCGCACCTGCGGCTACTTCCACAGCGTCCACGCCAGACCAATCGCCGGTTCGGATTGCTTCGATGAACCCCTTGAGGTTGTCCACAATCAGGGTTGCGCCAGCGATAATCAGGCCAACGCCGCCGAGCTGGGTGTTGCCGGTCAGCAGACCCAAGCCGCTCAGGAACAGGCCGAGATTCTTCACAAGGAACAGTGCATTGTCCCAATTCACACCGTTGCTCACCATGTCGCTGATAGCAGAGACGATACCAGTCAGCCCGGAGATAACCAGCATTGCCCCTGCCATCTTGATGTTGCCGAACAGGAGGAACGCCGCACCGAGAGCTTCTGCAAAGCCGCTGATTAGCTTGGTGACATTGGTGAAGTTTGCGCCATTCGCCATGATGTCTTGGATAGCTTCTTTCATGGTGTTCCATGCGTCCAAGAACAGGCCAAGCCCCGCAATTTTGAAACCGATACTGCCTACGATGTTGAAGCCCTTCATGGTGGACAGCCACCGCAGGAAATCTTGTACACCCTTGGCAATCTTCCAAGCGAGGAAAGCCGCACCAATGGCAACGACACCGGCGAGGATTTCATCAATGTTCTCCCTTACCCAATCGAGGAAGGGCTTAATCTTCGCCATGATTTTGTCCACCTGCTCGTTCACTGCGTCTCCAATGAAGTCATAGGTGGGAAGCTCAAAGCCGAGACCGCCACCGCCAATACCGCCGAGACCTGTACCTCCACCTGCGCTGTCCTCAGGAGGGGAGATAACATTCAGCTCGTCAATACCGAGCAGTGCGTTTTTCAGCTCCTTCGCTTTCTTGGAAGCGTCTCCCAAACCGTCAGCCGCTTCACCTGCGCCGCTTGCCACACCGCCGATTGCGTCCGCTCCCACATCGAACTCTGGAATCGAAACCCCGAAGAAGCTGGCAATAATCTCAGCGACAATCCGAATTGCTTTTGCCAGTGCGATTGCATAAGGCAAAATGGCTTTCAGAATCGGGAGGAAAAGGTTGCCCAAGGCACGAGTGGCCTGTTCCACCTGCGCTTGCAGAATACGAAGCTGGTTCGCAGGGGCTTCCAGAGTACGAGCCATATCGCCCTGAGCGTTTGTAACCTGCGTCATGATAGCATAGTAACGCAACTCGGCCTTTTCAGCCTGAGTCATGCTCGTAACGCTTCTGTCAATGCCGAGGTTGTAGGCTTCCTGTTGCAGACGAGCCACAGACAGGTCATAGCCGAGTCTACGAAGCGGCTCAAGCTCACCAGAGATACCAGACTCCAACTTCTGGAAAGCGTCAGAGGTGCTGATATTGTAGAACGAAGCCAAATCGTAGGTGAGCTGGGTCAGGTTCTTGCTCATGATGTACGCCCGGTCACTCGCAACGCCAAAACCATCGGTAATCGTCATGAAGACACCCTGATTTCGCATCCACTCGCCGGGGTTGATACCCATGATTTCGCCGACCTGCTCCGCATAATTCTGCGCTTCCTTCGCAAACTGACCCATAGACACATTGAACAGGTTCATGTTCTCAATGTAGCTGTTGGAGTCAGTAATCCAGTTTGCGATAACACCGGCAATCCTTCTCATGCCCATGTACGCCAAGCTGATTTTTGCGGCGAGGTTCACATAGGATTTGCCGAGTACCGTATTGCTTGCCGCAAGGCTTGTATTGCTCTTGAGCAATCTCTGGATTCTTGCCGGGAACGCAGAGAAGCCAGCCGCCACCTTTTCCATCTGCGTAGCCAGAGGGGTAATGGCAGTAGCAACTCGATTGCACTGTTCGGCAAAAGAGTCAAGGTCGGTCTTTCTCAAAGACTCCGTTACGGTGTCAATCTGAGGAGCGAGTTTCACGAGCTTGTCCAGCCCGTTTGCGAGAGAACCAAAGCCAGACTTTTGGACGCTCTCCAAGGGTTTGAGTGCGTCCACCAGTCCTTGTACTTGCTCCCGTGCAAGGGTCAGCCCTGTCAGGCCAGAAACGCTCTGACTGAACTTCTTGAGAGAGTTCGACAGTGCGCCAAGGCCAACGCCGCCCTTGCTTACGGGAGCGGTTGCGGCTTTCAGCCGTCTAAGAGACTCGGAAAGTGCGTCTATGCCGCCAACGGCAGATGTAGAATTAGATTGTACTTCAAGCTCCAACTGCTCGATTGTCGTAGACATAATGCTCACTTCCCTTCAAACTTTTTATTGTGGCTTGCCATGAATCCTTCCATCATGCGCTTACCCTTGTCGTACACGCCCTTGGCATGTTCCTCCTCTCTGAGTTCCACCTGCTTCTCAGTGAGTGCGTAGGCTTCCGAGAGATACGGAACAGGCTTTGCTCCTTTTTTGGCAAAAGCGTGGAGAACGGGGGTAACTCGGCACAGAGCGTCATAGAAGTACGCACCCTGTAACCACATTTCCTGATTTCTGCGATTCACTCTGAGTTCTTCCGCTTTACGGTATGCCACCACGAGCATACTGTCTTTGTCCCAATACTGTTCCTCGCTCATGCCAATGGCAAGATAGTGGGGGAACAACTCGTTGAACTTTTCGGTGTAAGTAGAGAGGGGAGCAGTGGCAGAACTACCACCACTCCCCTCAGTGGAGGACAGCGAACCACTTACCAAGTCGCTGTCCAGTCCAAGTTTCCCTCGGCTTTCTCAGGCTCCTCAACGAGAGCCAGAATCGGCTCGTTGTACATTTCAGCCAGCTTGCCGATAAGGTCTTCCTTCTTGGTAAGTTTGGAATAGATGTCGTTGATGATGTCTTCCTTGACGAAACGGTGATGGGCAAGGAACGCACCGGCGAACAGTGCGGGGAGAGTAGTCATGGGCTTGTCCGTGATGTCGGAAGCGATAAAGCCCTTCTTCTCCATTTCCGCAACCGTTCTGCGGGTAAATTCCAACGTGTAATCCTTGCCGTCATAGGTGAAAGTCAACTGCTTTGCCATGTTTCTGTCCTCCTAAAAATTCTTATGCGTCTGCGCCAACAGTGATAGGTGTAGACGGTGCGATAGTGATAGTCATGTCAACGACCTCGTTGACACCGCCGCCAACCGGGAACACGGAAAGCTGACCCTTGAACTCAAACTTACCGTCAGTGCCGGTAGGAGTCAGGGTGCCACCCTCGCCGGTGCCGCCAAACCACACGGCATAGTCCTTCTCCTGACCTTCGAGGGCTTTCAGCTTGGTAAAGTCCTCTTTGGTGTAGTTCGCAGTGAACTCAAGAGCGTCAAGAGACTGGATACCCGGAATGTAAGTCTGCATATTGTCAGACAGGGTGGTGGTTTCCAGCATTTCGGGTGCGCCGCCGAGGTCGGGAAACTCTTTAATGTCGATCAGTTTCTCCCATGTTTCCTCATTCTTCTGCATGAGAAAAATCTTGTAGGTAGAAATTGCCATGATATGTTACCTCCTGTAAATCGTTTTTTCTTTGGATATGACAGCTCGGTATCGACCGAGCATACGATAGATTGTCGCATTGTCCTGATTGGGGACAGGTTCAAGCATGGTGCGTGTGAAGTTCAGCTCCATCAGGATTTCATCAATGAATCCCACAATTTCCTTGCACTCAGCTTTTTTTCCCTTCGTGCGGTTGGAGTAGACATTCAGCTCGTACATGACCGCCACATGGTTTTCCTTGCCCTCGGTGGTCTGCGAGTTTCGGAATGTGGCGTTGTCTACCTCAACGAGCGATACGCACGGGAAGGAGGGCGGTGTCTTGACATACTCGCCGGTCATGAAGATGTCCGGGTACTTTTCCCGTACTTTTACAGACACCTCGTTGAAAATCTCGGTTTCAAGGTCAATCACTGAAACACCTCCTTCGCAATACTCGCAATTTCATCACAGACGGTCTTCATTGCGTTGTACATGGGCATGACAGCGGGTGCGCCGTGAGTCAGTCTCAGTTCACCGTCCTCATAGAACCCCCATGTCTTTCGCTTGCCCATGCCCTTTCCATAGCCGCCGATGGTGAAACCAAGCTCAGAACCCTTCGGGTGAGGGGAACTGCCAGCAGAGCCGTTGTGGTATACACCAGCACCGAACTCTACCCAAACAGCGTCCTCGCCAGCGGCGATAACGACCGAGACATTTTCTCGCTCGTCAATGGAGACCTGCACTTCGGCTTTTCTCACCCCGCCGCTTTCATCGGTCAAATCGTCAACGACTGCACCGTTGAAGCCGCTTTGAGCGAGAGTTCCAATCCGCTCGGCAATCTTCTTCCGAAGAAGTTCCGTCTTGCGAATGATTTCCCGCTTGTACTGCTCAAGCTCTTTGATAGCTCGGTCAATGTCCTTCTCGGACAGGCTGATACGAATAACCTTCTTACCCACTGACACTCACCTTGCTTATCGCCAGCGACATCACATTCAGGCTCTTAGCGACCTTCTTCACGATGTAGTCATGAGGGGTGATGATTTCACCCTTCTTGTTCACCGCAAGAGAGCCGTCCTCGTCCAGTTGTGGCGTGAGGTCAACCCAAAGCACCGCATATTCATCAATCGGGGGAGCGTCACTGTCCATGACAATCACTTTGTCGTAGGACTCGTTCTCCCCGAACTGACGGGTCTGCGTTTCGCCCTTCGCCGCCGAAATGTTGGCGTAGAACTCAGTGGGCTTGCCGTGCTGGACATCATACTCGCCGGTCACATTGCCGTACTCGTCTGTAATGGGGGTCTTACCCTCATACAGCGCATAGAAGAACTTGGTTTTGTTCCTGCTCATACACTTCATCAAACCACCCCGCAGTGCGGAATGACCGCTTTCAGCATAGAAGCAGGGACATCACCGTTTTCGTAGGTTCTCGACACACCATTCTCGGTGTGAGAGGTCTGCCCCTCAGCTCCTCGTTTGTTCAGCATGTACGCCGCAATCTCCACTTGGAGGTGTGCGTACTGCGCCGGGACTTCGGTTATGTCGTTCTGGTAGGGATAGGCTTTCGCAATAATCTTGCTTCCCGCAAAACTGAGGTAGGTGAGCAACACATCGTCAGAGTCAGAACTTCCTACCATGGCCTTGAGAGCGGTCAGCTTTTCTTCCTGCGTCATGTTGCTCACCTCCGTCCAGCTTAGGAAATCTCGTAGAAGCCCTCGGTCTTGGGGTTGGTGTCGGGAGTGCCAACCACATAGCCGTTGCCGACCTTCTTGTAGTAGACCTTGGCGGGGGTCACGGTGGTATCGGTGGTAAGGGTGGCAGTACCCTTGTGAATCTTCACAGCCTTGGTCTCGTCAGTCAGAGCCGCAAGGTAGTACTTACGGGAGAAGATGGTGTTCTTACGAACATTGGCGTCCCCGGAGTCACGAGGGGGCTGTTCAACCTCAGTACCCTTCTTGTTGAACAGGGTGACGGCTTCACGGGTGGCGATAATAATATCGCCGGGGGTTGCGTCCTTCTTGGTGTACAGGTTCACACCGGCAACAGTGCCGACATAGCCGCTCACAGCGAACTTCTCGACATACTGCAAGGTGTCTTTCAGAGCCTTGCGGATGTCAGCCATGTCAGCCGCACAGACAAAGGCGAAGATGGACACGCCCTCAAGGTTCTCAAGGTTCAGAACGCTCTGAGCGTCAGCGAAGCAGTCAAAATTGAAGCCGCTGGTAACAACCACCTGCGTGGCCTTCTTGAACTCGCCGTAGATGTCGGCATTGACAGTGTTGAACATGTCAGTACCCATGTGACGAACGCCGAAAGGCACCAGCATGGGGTCGGTCATGGCCTGTTCGTCATAGTACTCGAAGCGGTTCTGCGCCAGCAGAATCTTGTACTCCTCCGGGGTGTAGCTCACCTCGATGGACTTGGTGTTGCCACTGCCCATTTCCAGCTTCTCAGTGCCATCGGTGGCCTTGTAGACATTGATTTTGCGGGTCATACCGGCCTGTCCCTCAAGGCTGTTGTCCACCGTGCAGAACTGTTGCAGGTTCAGGTGGGAGTTGTACTGGTCTTCAATCTCGTTGGAGAGATAGAAGTTATCGTAAATCTTGTGTGCCATTATTCTTTACCTCCATAAAGTTCTTTGTATTCCTCCGGGTGTTCCTCGGAGAACTTGTGACGCTCCATCGGGTCGAGCTTACGGAACTTTTCGAGCGTCATGGTCTTGGAATCCCCATCGGGGGTAGGTTTCGGTGTATTCTTGAGAGCTTCCGCACGAACCTTCTTCTCAAAGGAAGTCAAGTGCTTCTGCTGATTGGCAAAGACCTTCTCGGAATCACCATCAGCCATAGCCTCAGCCGTTTCATCGGCGAGGGATTCATCGTAGCCGAGAGCGACCAGCTTCGCCTTGTTCTTGGCGATAATAGACTCACGCAGGAGCTTGTCGTACTTGTTTTGAAGCTCCTCACGCTCCTCCTGTTCCTTCTGCTTCTTCTGCTCGTCCTCGGTCATTTTCTCTCTGAGCTGTTTCTTATAGCCAGCGGCTTCGCTATTGCTCTTGGACAGAGCGTTTTTCAGACGCTCAATCTCAGCGGAATTGTCTTCCGGGACATTCACCTTTTCCAGAGCGGCTTCGACCTCCTCAAAGGTCATACCCTCCTTGTAAGCGTCCCCAAGCACTTCTTTAAGGTTCATTGTGTTTTCCTCCTTGCGTTTCATAGGTAGTTCACTCTACACGGATTTCTGTTTGAAGGGTTGTCTCCCTGTTGCGTTTTAAGGTGTTCCCTCACCATAACCAAGCGGAAAACCGCTTTAATTATTCGTCTTCGTCAGAACCGTTCGGATTTCCCGAACCATCGGTGTTGTTCTGAGCCGTCTTCTGCTGTTGCGCCAGCTTCTCTTGCTGTTCCTCGTAATACTTCATACTCAGGGTGTATGCTCTCTCCGGGTCAACGAACAAGCCGCTATGCTGGAACGCCAGAAGGGGGTGAATCTTCGGCTGTTGGAGCATGGACACCAGAACTTGCGATTTGCTCTGGATGTTCTCGTAGTTGCGTCTGGTGAACTGCAACTCGATGTCTTTCAACCGCAGGTTGATGTTCTCGGACAGGTCACGGCAGATACGAAGAACCAGCTTGAGCATTTTCTTCTCTGCCTTTTTGAACATGTGTTCACTGTCCTTGGCTCTCGCTTCCGCAAGAGACCAGCCGTCTCGCAGGAGTACCGCCGCCCCCGTGTCAGAGGTAGAAGTACCGCCGTTGCGGTTCGGCATACCACAGATAGTGAGAACAGCGTTGTACAAATCGTCCTTGAGCGTCTGAGTCTGAACCTGATTCAGCTCCTTCACCACGAGGTCAACATCAATGTTCCCGCCGCTGTCGTTGGGCGGCACAAGGATTGCGCCCTCCTCAAGAAACTCTTTGAACTTCTCCTTCTCAATGCGACAGCCGATGAACTTCCAGAACGCCTGAATGAACTGCTCCACGCCGTCCATGCGGTTGGACTCCGCATTGTTGATTGCGTCCAGCAGGGGAAGAACAATCTCGAAAGAGCCGAGCCGAGCATTGTTCGCCGGGTACTCGAAAATGGGAATCATGTCCAGCGCATGGGACTTGGACTCGGCCTTGTTGATGATGTCTCCGTCAATCAACCAGTAGTAGTTCTCGGTGTAGACCGAGTAGTGCGTGACCTCGTTCTCGTCCTTGCTGTACTTCACTGCCATCAGGGGCTTATTCCCGATTTCATTGGAGTACACAACGAAGGTGTCACGAGGGTCAAGGGTGTACATTTCAAACGGGGACTCGTCTTCCTCGTTGGGTTCATCGGGCAGAACCAGACGATAAGCGGTTCCGCAAATCATCTGCCACTCCACAATCTCTTGGTCTTGCGTGGCCTTATCCTCAGCGAACATCAGCTCGTTCAGGGCGGTAATGCCCTTGGTGACGCTCTCCTCGGTGCTTCTACCGATGTACTGAATCGGCTCACCGCACAGGTAGCCGACCTTGAAGGAGACAATCTCGTTTGCCCGGTTCTCCACAATCTTGTTGCAGATTTCAGGACGGACATCCTTTTTCCGATTCAAAATCGGCTGTTTGCCCTTGTAGTAGTTCCACAGGTAATCAATCTCGCTTCGGTTGAAAGCGTGGTCACTGAGAGCTTTCTGCAAGACCTCGACCACATTCCCGTCCGTGATTTCCTTCACGCTGGATTTGATAACCCGTCTGCCACTCATTTGCCGAGTCTCGCTCATGGGCTTGGAAGTGTCGATTTCGTTTCCCAAGACTGTCCCTCCTCTCCTCAGAAATTGAAAATGGCGCATGACTGTTTGAGCTTTTCGCTCTCGCAATCATGCGTCACATCTATGCCATAATTATTCGTGTATATTATAGCATTTCGGTTCGTAAAAGTCAAGTTCTAATTCTTGTTTTAGGAATTAAATGTTGAAAACCATGTGGAAATTGTGAATTACCACGGACGCTTGAAGACCTCAACAGTCTGACCACCCAAACTCTGAGCATACTCAGCCAGCATTGCCATGCCATCGGGGACATCATCGTGTTTGTTCTTACCCGCCATCGTGTAAGAGCAGAGCATGTCCATCATCTTGCCGTAATCAGACTTGCGCTGGTACAGAGAAGCGTCTTTGAACAGGCAATGCTCTTTGACCCATGCGCTGTTCACGATGATTTTCGTTTCCTTGTTGGTAGTGGTGAACTTGGTGGTGATGTGGGTGATACCGCCCTTTTTCTTCACTTCCTCCTGAATCTTCTCGGCAACCCGCCGACCTGCGGAATTGGACTCGAAGCGGCAGGACTTCACCTTGTCCCGGACGAGGATTTCCGTCAGCCGTGCGTCCACGATGTTGGGCAGACCGTTATCACAGACGCAATCGTCAATGTAGTAGTCCTGCCCATACACATACGCCACCGGGAGGAAAGCGTAGTCTGCGCCCTTGTCCTTGGTGTCGCAGATACCGATGATTGCGTCAGGTTCTTCCTTCGGAAGCTCGAAGTACCGGCGAAGCTCGTCCTCGGAGTAGACAAGACCCTCTCGCTCAATCGGCTCGTTCATATACAACGCTCGCCAGCTCACATCGTCCATGATGTTTCTCTGCTCACGGTAGAAACTGGTGCTGAACCCGACACCGTAGGCGTAATCGAAATTGGACTCGTCATTCTCGTCCAGAGCGGGAATGACGATGAACTTCGCTCTGTCGCTGTCGATATACTCCCGTTCGAGCCGCCCAATGACATCGTGAACAGACCACCGGGTCGCAATGTGAAGCTCTTTGCAGTTGTGTCCGATTTTACGCTGTCTCAAGTCCGTGGTGTAGGTCTCCCACAGTTTATCCAGCCGCTCCTTCGACAACGCCACCTCGATACCAGATACCAAGTCATCACAGTAGAGCAGGGTTGCGGCACGATACAGACCAGCGTTGCCGGTTCCGATGGAGGTGAACTCCAAGGTCTCAAAACGCTGTCGTTTGTCGAGGTCGATACGGCAATCCTTGGCGTTGGTGTTGGACACCTTCACATCGGGGAAGACATCCTGCCAGAGATAATCGCCGTTCTTGTCCATAATGCGCAGACATTCATCATACACGCCCCGCACAAACGAGTTGGAGTGGGAGCCGGTCAGCATGGGTTTGTTGGGAATCTTGCCGCCGAGCCATGTGAGGTAGAAGATTGCCAAGGTGGTCTTACCGCTACCGGGAGGAAGGGAGACCGCCAGCAAGTCCAGCTTATCGTCTGCCAGCTCTTGCAGAGCGTCCACCACCTGCTTCAAGACCTTACGCCGGGGAGGATAGAACTTCTTGTCAGGCTCCCGGTTCCACTCCACATAGAGTAGGTAGCAGTCAAAATCGTAGGGGGCGGCAGTGAAGCACACTCGCTTGTGCAGGTCGTAAATCGACACGACCTGCTCCCCGGAGATAGACCTGTCGTGCATGGCTCGTTCGCACTCAGCGGAGAGGAGCTTCAAGTACTCCACACCGAGACCCACATCGGTCTTCATGGCTTCCCGGCACATGAAGTACAGGTCTTCCATGGGCTGATAGGCATGAGCCGCCTTTGCCTTTTTGTAAATCGTCTCAAGTAGATTTCGCATAGATACCTCCGTAAAGAAAAATGGCGCATGACTGTTTGAGCTTTTCGCTCTCGCAATCATGCGCCATTCAATAATCTCGATTATACCTTCCCGTCAATGATGGATTGGAGCTTTGTCCCAAGCTCAAGCCACTTTGGATGAACCTTGTTCCCGATGAACCCGCTGTTCTCGATGTGACAGCTATACCGCTCACCGTTCTTCGTGAAGATTTGCATGAAAAACCCTTCGCCCTCGTTGTAGTAGGTGGTCTGAGATTTCGACCCCGCCGAAGCCGCTCCAACGACAGCCCCAACGCCACCTGCAATAGCCCCGCCGATGATAGCCCGTGTGATAACACCCTTGCTCGTGGTCTGCGTCTGAGCTTTCTGCACCACATTCTCCACGATAGAGTACGAGATGATTTCATCGTAGGGGATAAGGTATTTGACGAACCATATCACTCGGTTATCGTCACTGAACATGATGTTCTCGTTCGGTGCATACCCGCTGAAACTCTTGAAAATCTGACAGCTCTCAAACAACTTCGCTTGGGAGAGGGCTTCTTTCGCCAAATCAATCTGATACTGGTCTGGCTTCCGCTTTTTCAGGAGCTTGTCGAGCTTCCTCTGCGCCTTTTCGATGTTCCTGGTGTTGTGAAAATTATCGTATTGCCCCATGGTCTTACCCTCCAATCAAGTAGTCAAAGTAGTTGATTTTCGATTTTTCCGTAAACTTTCGCCTAATGTGCGCATACTAAGAGGAAGTTACACGCAAAACCTGATTTTCCGCTACTTTAACTACTTCTTCTGCTGATTTCGTACTGCTTGCACTTGCGGAAGAAGGTGGAGCGGGACATCCCCGACTCCTTGATTGCGTCCTTGAGCGGGATTTTGCCAGCCGCCCACGCATTTGCCACGGTGAAGAACCGCTCATTGGCTGGAATCGGCTTGCGCCCCTTGTACTTTCCTTCGGACTTCGCAATTTCAATCCCTTCACGCTGTCTCTCCAAAATGCTTTCCCGCTCGAACTCGGCGAGAGCCGCAAACACGGTCAGCACGAACTTCCCTTGCGGGGTGCTGGTGTCAAACTTCTCCTTCTCGGAGACAAGGTTCACACCACGCTCGGTCAGCGTTGCGACCGTGGCAAGAAGGTCTCGTGTGCTTCTGGATAGGCGAGAGAACGACTCCACATACAGGGTGTCACCATCACGCAGGAACGAGAGCATTTCGTTGAACAGCGGCCTGTCGGTGTTCTTACCACTGCGCTTCTCGTGGTAGACCTTCTCCACACCAAGGGACTTCATGAGTTCCATCTGCCTTGCCGGATTTTGTTCTGCGGTGCTTACTCGTACATAACCGACCCTCATGTACCCACCTCCGTTATCCCTCCCGCTTCACATAGGTAAGCTCGATGTCGTAGCCAAGAGCTTCCATGATTTCCACGAAGGTCTTGTTCACCAGACCGTCTTTCTTCTTGATAATGCGGTTGACATACTGGCCTGTCGTGCCAATCTTCTCCGCAAGGTTGAGCTGGCTCATGTGAGATTCAAGGCACTTGACCTTCACATCGAGTTCAATGTTGTTGCGTACCATAATGCACCTCCGTTATCTTTGTGAGATTAGTATAGCATTTGAAAAGGTTGTTGTCAACACAGAAAAGATAATTTTATATCCTTTTTGTTTCTTTTTCGATTTTTGGCGTACTCAAGCCACTCCCTGCGGCTCCTGCCCCGGTGCGCCGTCCCCCTCAGGGAGTGCGGGTAGTGCGCCCACGGGGACAGGCTCCCGCCCCGCCGCCGTCCCGCTCCCGGTGTCAATAGGGCGGTGAAATTGTGGAACCAGTACCACAAGCCCACGGGGAAACCCTATTGACACAAGCCCCCGCCGCTGTCAATGAAATATACCCCAATGGAACCGGGGCAAGGGGCAAGCCCTCAGCAATGGAGGACAACCACAAGGACAGGGGCAAGCCCTCAGCAATGCCCAACAGGAACGCACACGCACAACAGCAGAAGCGGGAACATAGGACAGGGAACACAAGAACAAGCCCCAATATATAGCCCCCTCCACAATGCCCCTATAAAGCCCCACAAGCCCCGCAAGGGTGCGGGGGTATTGGGATATACCCCCGGCACAAAACGCCGCACAAGGGGCGGGACAGGCCACGGAAAAAGGGCATAAAAAAGCCCCGCCCACAAGGGGCGGGAATATGTACTTTCAATTTCGTTTCAGAATCTCAGCCAACAGCACGAACGGGAAAACCAGCAGGAATAGAAAACCCATTTTTTGCACCTCCTCACACGAACAGGAAACGCCGGGTTTCTGTCGTTTTGGTATATCGTGCGGCAATTTCGGGCATATCCCGTTTTAATGCGGTAGTATCAATGCGGGAACTGGTAACAGCTTTATAGCTTGCCTTGTGTTCACTCCCGGCGATAGTATCAAGCCCGTTTTCCTCCATGTACTTTTTCAAACTGTCTTTCAAGCTGTCCAGCGTTTCCCCTATTTCCTCAGCCATTCGGGAATATTCCGCAATTTCACGCATTAAGGCATTTAGATTGTCCATTGCAATTTTGTTATAATCTGTCATTTTTAAGCCCTCCATTTTAACAAGCCCGGTTATATTGTGCCCATGTGGGAATTGTGCGCAATTCGTCCCGCATTTCCTTTATTGCCGCTTTAATCGCTTTAATAGTGCCGTTATAATCGTTGTACCCGGTACACCAACCCGGCGAACATTGCACCAACCCCAACCCGGCGCAATCAATCAGAAATTGCTTTATTTCTGTAATTTCCTTGTTTGCGTCCCGCCTGTCTTGCCAACTATCCAGCGCAACGGGATAATTGTTTTCAATATCAAGCGTGAACCCCTCATAATATCCCGGCTTGATTGTGATATGGTAATAATGGAAATTGTGCTTGTTCAATTCCGTTTCGATGTTTTCAAAATCGCTTTCATAACAAGATTGAATATAATCGGCTATAGCGTTTTCAATCGTGCCGCCGTACTCCTCACACTCCCGGCGCATTTCCTCCATAAAATCAGAATCGTTTTCAAGCTCCCATGAATCATAGGGGCGCAAGCCCATTGTTATATAATCACTTGTAAAATAATTCACTGCTCCCATTTTTCAACCCTCCATATAGCTATAGGCGTATTGTTCAACCGTTCCCAATGTTTCCGCCGTGGGCTTTTCCCCGGTGAACCTGTCCACCGTTTCAACGGGGACATAAAAGGCGGTGTATTTTCCCGTTTCATTGCTCCCGCAATTATAGAATTCGAACGCATTTACAAGCTGTTCAAAATCCACCCCGGCGCAATTCTGTTGAACCTTGTTCATATCCATATCAAACCGAAACGGGGAACCGGGGCGCAAATTGACGGGGCAGAAACGAACCGTTAAACCGTTGTTGTATGCCCGTTTTGCTTGCGCCTTGTTTATGCGCTTGAAAGTAAAGCCGTTTTCCGTAAAGGTGTAATTTCTCATTTCAGCAACCCCCGTTCAACTTGCAAAACTCTTGCAACAGCTTTTCCACCTGCTCCCGCTTTTCCTCATACGGGGCTTTATTGTCCCATGAAAGAATGGCCCTTGCCTTTTCTTCATACTCCCGAACTCCCTCAAGCCTTGCCCCCGGCATATTTCTATAGCCCGTGCAAATTGTGACCCCGTAAACCTCAAACACATCAAAATTCCAGCCATACACGCCGCAAGTATAAGCAACCGGGGAATGATTTGTTAACAAGTGGCTTAAATCGCAATACCCCGCCGAACGAACATTGACAGAACCGTTTACAATGGCTTTTCTTGTGGTTTTGTATTTCATCTTGAAAACCTCCCTTTATTATCCGTTTCGGATTGTTTGTTGTCCTGTTGTGATTATAGTATAATTCGCCTTTTCCGAATTGTCAAGGGGTTTTCTGAAATTTTTTATCTTTTTCGGATTGTTTGTTGTCCGCTATACATTATATAGGCAAAAACCGAACCCCGCCGCCGTTCCGCTCCACCGGGACAGGCTCCCGCCCCTGTCGCTTTATTGGTGTAAAGCGTCACCCCATGAAACCGCCAGCCCGCCCCGTTGCTTTAATGCTGTAAAGTGCTATCCCGTGAAAACGACAGAAAAACCGCCGCTTTTTCCTCCCAGCAAAAGCCGAGGGTTCCAAGCGGCGGTTTCATAGTCGATAGTCGATAGTCGTTTCATAGTCGAGAGTCGTTAGTCGCTCTCAGAGTCGGAGTCGTTGCCAGAGTCGATAAGGTATCGCTCTCGGATAGAGTCGGGGTCATAGTCGTTGTCCTTGTTGCTGTCGGGGAGTACGGGAGTCACATCCACCTTCTTGACATCCTGATAGCCATAGTTGTTGACTCCGAGGAACACACCCGCCATGGGGTTGATTTTGCCGTTGAGCATGTAGTCCTCCCACAGACATTCCAAAAGTTGGTACGCTTTTTTTACCAAGTCCGTAACGCCTTGCGGCAACGAGGACAGCCCACCCATGGCTCCACTGCCTTGTGTGTTACCTGTCTTGATTTCCCACAGTCTTCTCCTGTCAATCCCTAACGCCATAGCCATACCAGACACGGAGGGCTTCATATCGCTATCCACCATGAGGTTGAAATACTCATTGAGCCTGTTCTGTACCGCAACCTCATCATGCAAATCAATCTTGGGCATGTTCATGAAGTGCAGGTTCATGCTGGTGTACTTGGCATTATCCCCAGCGTCAAGTGTGAGAGAGCTGGTACTCGTGGGCAATCCAATGCCCTTCGGGTTGTTTCTCTTTGTTGCCATAGTCGTTCTTACCTCCTCAGAGAGTCCTCTTTCGGCTCAAAAGAGTCCTCTTTCTTCTTATTCTTATAAAGTAGTTAAAGTAGTTGAAAATCAGTTTTTGCGTAAACTTTCGCTATATAGACCCCCTTATAGGAGACTTTTACGCAAAATCAAGATTTGAACTACTTTTACTACTTCTCCTATAACTTTGCGAAAAGACAAGTAGTAGTCCTACAAAGATTATTTCGCAAATGTCATTTTTGATGTTTTTTCAATCCGATTCGGATAATCTGAGGTTTTCGACCGTCACAGTCGCTACCTGCCGCCAGCCCTCGCACCACTCGGCGAGATTTCCTTGCTCAATGTGGCTTGCGATTTCAGTCGGATTGATGTCTGCGATAAGCCCCAAAAGTTCGTCCATAGTCACACCTCACTCGCTTGCCTTGTAGTTGTACAGAGGTTTAATGACCATGAGAATGTCCACCGTCTCGGCGATATTCGCCACGATTTCTGCCATGGGCTTGTAGACCATCGGGCTTTCATCAATCGTGGACTGACTGACCGAGGTAGTGAAGATACCCTTCATGGAGTCCTATTCCACTTTCCTTTATCGGAACAGCGTTTACAAGAGCCTTGACCTTCGCCTGTGCATTTTGTGACTTTCATCGGCGTTCCTCCTTGAAAAAGTTCGGGTTTTCGAGGACTTTCCAACGGAACTTCCTATCAGCCGGGACAAGTCCCAAATCCTCAGCATAAAACCTCAAGTCATAGTCGTGGACGGTTCGTCCATCGGGCTTGAATGTAATCGGTGAATCCCAATCCCATTTGAGAAGCAGTTCCCACAGGTCGGGATATTCTTTACGAAGAAGTCGGAGCTGGTCTACAGTCTGATTATGACAGAACCAACAGCCACCTCTCGCCGCATTGGTGTAGATGGGAGAAAGAAGGTCGTTTTCCTCGCACCATTTTCGGCAGTAGGCTTCGTCCCAACCTATGTCCACCAATGGGAGAATGATACCGGGGCGAGTGTGCCGCTCAATGCGTTCGGGTTCATCGGCGGCAATGCCGAGGTATTGCACAATATTTGTATCAGCTCCTTGTGCAAGGGAGCTTTGAGAAAACACCGTATCTTGAGCTTCACACACCACTTCGATTGAAGCACTCCCGGAAAACCCTTTATCAAACCTTGTTTCTCCGGGTTTTTCCGAGTCGGAATGTGATAAAACATCTGCTCGAAGGTGTCCTTTTGCGATTCGGTTAAGAACCTTTGTCTTGAGGTCTGAGGTACACCACTGTCCTCGCTGGATAGGGAATCCGTAGATTCTTCCGACATTCTTTCCCTTGCTGAACACGGTGTAGAACAAGGACTCGTAATCAAGCCGCTCTCTCTCTCTCTCTCTGAGCTGAGATATGCTCTACAATGAGACCGTATTTCTCTTTGATGATGGCGTCCGCTTTCTTCTTAAACTCTACCATCGGGGGAAGGTCAGCCGGAATATCCTGTGTAGCCCACACCTCTGCATGAATTACTCTGTCAATGGGATAGCCAAGGAGCTTACAGGCTTCCAAGCAAGCCAAAGAGTCTTTACCATAGGAGAGGGAGAGAATGTGGGTCATATTACACCACCTCTTTGAGCTTGAGTCCCCAATAGATTACGAAGCCGCTGGAAGTCGATTTGCGGTCAAACCATTCAGGGTGACGCTCCATTTCGGAATTGAACTTCCTCGCCGACAGCACATAGGCTCCCTCGGACTTCGCCCACATCTTGAACGCTTGGTAGAGGTCTTTCGCCTTGATGTTGGTGCGTTTGCCCTTCTCGCCGAAGGGGTTGTTCTCGTCCTCCGGGACTCGCACACAGCGGTTTTCGAGGAATTGAAGCACAAGGTCATTCTCTCGCTCGTACTTCGTCACGACAGACCTCAGGGACTCAGACATAGCGAGACCGTGTTCCTTGTACTTGATATACCCACGCACCAGCCACATGAAAATGCCGCTCATGGCTTCCTGAGAGGTCAGCTCGTCCTTGAGGTGAGTGTCCTGCTCGGCGGGAGAGAAATGCCGGTTGAACTCAATCACCTTGATACGCTCGGAAGCGAACAAGCTCTTGTCCGTCACCATCGGGAGGTCATTACAGGACAGCCAGAGGGTGAACTGCGGCTTGTAGGTGATTGCCGACTGGTACAGCGCACGAGCGGAGATTTCCTCACCACCCGTGAACTGCTTGATTTTCTCCTCGTCCAGCTTGCCGTACTCGTTGGACTCGCTCATAGTTACGAAGCGTTTTCCCTTTAGACCAGCAAGGGTAGGGGAAGCCGCTTCTGCGTCCTTCTGCCGGTCTCCCCGGCAAATCATACCGACAGGGGCAACCTTGGCGTAGTCACCGAGCATGGTCTCAATCGTGTTGAGGAGTGTAGACTTGCCGTTGCGGGTGGTCTTGCCGTGCAGAATGAACATGCACTCCTCGTTGCTCATGCCGAGGATGGAATAGCCGAGGGAGCGTTGCAGGAAATCGGCCTTGTCCTTGTCGTTCTGAGTGACCTCGTCAATGAACTGCTCCCACCGCTCACAGCGAATGTCCCTGCGGACGGTGTGACGGAAATTGGTCTGCATGGTGAGAAAATCGTCCCACTTGGCTTCCCGGAAAGAGAAGTCCCGCAGAGAGTAGGTTCCGTTCAGGCAGTTTATGAGATAGGGGTCAGCGTCAAAGTCAGTCGCAGAGATACGCAGTTCGCCGGTTGCGTCCTTGAGGATTCGGTCTCTCATGCGTCTGTCACCCATCTTGTTCACGAAGGAGGTGTAGGACTTGCGGGTTTCATCGTCCACGATTTCCCCGCAGTAGAGAATCATCAACCGCACGAAGTCTTTGATTTTCTCCGAGACGAGGATTGCGCCCTCGTCCTTGCGCCATGCACCCTCGAAGTAGGTGTACCAGCTCTTATGCTCGGTGCAGTAACGAGCTTCCCGGTTGTAGAGAATCCCAAACAGGTTCGCCATGCCCATTTCCGACCACTCGAACCCGGAGCTGTACTCGTCAGCTTTCTCAGGGTGGTAGGACTTGATGGTGTACATCTTCTCGGACAGGTCTTCGTCCATAATGACTCGACCATTACGAAGCTCGAACAGCTCTCTATCACTTGCCACGGTTGCGTTCACCTCCTACTGCGATTGCGCATTTCTGTTTATCTTCTACCCACCAAGCACACATTTCCTTGCGGCACTCACAGCCCTTCATTGTCTCGAAAGCAGGAGACATCACAAAGAGGGGGCAGTATAGCTTGTCTTTCTCATATTCAGACATTGTGTAAATCCCTCCCCACGTTCTTTCTTACTTCCTCATCGTCCTGCTTCACATAACCTGTTTCGGCAACAATGTCCCGAAGCACCTGTAGCCGTTTTTCGTCCTCCTCAACGGAAATGGACTTGATGTACTGGATAATCCTGCGAACTTCAAGGGCAGTCCAATGAGGGATTTTGTTGCCGTAGAGCTTTTTTGCCAATGGCGTTGACGGTAGCCGGAGACAGCCCAAGCTCATAGGCAATCTCAGCGTTGGTGTAAATCCATTCTCCTTTGGTGTTAATCATTGTCAGCACCTCCACAATTCTCATGGCAAATAATCCTGCCGCTCTTGCACTTGGGAACGAGCATAAAGTGAAGCTCCGGGTCTACAAGAGAGACCATCTTCTCCACCAGCTCCCGGATTTCCCACTGCGCTCTGCGGCAAAGCCGCTCGTTAGCGATATGGATAAGCTCTCTCAGGTTGCAGGACAGGTACAGCTCGGTTTCACAGGCGTTGGGGAGGATGTAACGAGCGTCCTCGTTTGGAACACCCATTGTTTGTAGCTCTTTATAATTGGGGGCAACAAACGTAGTCATATAATCCTTGTAGTGGTCAAGCTCCTCGTCCTTCTCAATGCTCGGAGGAGTCACAAACCCAAACCCGTCTTCGGAGCAATACCGCTGACTGCGCTGAGTGAAGCTACAGTGCCTATGTCGCACGAGCTGATGAGAACAGGCACGGGAGATACCCTCGATTTTGAAGGTGAAGTAGATATGCTCGAACACGCTATGGTGTCCGTTGCGGTACAGGTGCTTCACCAGCCCAAGCGGGTTCTTGGGGTCGCTGTCATAGCAGATACTTGCGATTGCCGCAATGGTGTTGATGGGGTCAGGCGTTGCCTGAATGAGTGTGACCAACATGGTGAACCTCCTTATTTATTCATTACTCGCTCCAAGAGCTGTTCGTACAGATTCTTGTACAGGTCTCTCTCGATTTCCTCTCGGCACTGGATGTCAGCTTTCGGGTCGGGAGTGTTCGCCGCCTGTTGTGGAGCTTCCTCCACGCTGGCAGAACGGATACCGAGCGAGTACAGCAGAGCGGAGTCAATCTGCTTCATTTCCTCGGTCGTGCAGGAACGGACGAAGCCGTCAAGCCGTTCCTTCGAGACCGTCTGGATGTTCTCGCACAGGGCGGTCGAAGGAACTTTGCACTGAACCGGCACATGCGTGGGCATAGGCTTCTTCTCCTGAGAGGTCAGGAATACAACCTCTACATTGGGAGAGTACCTGTTGGCGAGGTCGTTGGAAACGATAACGCCGGGTCTATGACCACCCTGCTCGGAGCCAGAGACGGGAGAGTGAGCAATGAAGAAGATGTCCCCCCGGTAAAAGTCTTGAGTCATGATGTAATCCTCCTTAATCTGAATGAGATAATTTATTGCCTTGTTGTGATTAGATAATAACACGGAAAAGATTATTTGTCAACCCTCTCGGAAATATTTTTTATCTTTTCCGTGTTATATCTTATCTCTTGTAACGAGTCACGCTGTTACAGATGGTTCGGATTTCGTTTCGGTCGAGGGGCGGGTCACAGGCCACCATGTTGGCGTACAACAGCTCGTCATAGATTTGCTGTTTGCTGTACCCCTGATTGTGGAGCATACCTGCGAGAGAAGTCAGACAGATGTTCCGACTCCCATCGGGAATCCGGGGATAAACGGGACGGAGCTTTATGCGGTTGTTCTCAGGAAGACTCCATATCGGAGAGTAAATCCTGCCGCCGTATCGCTCCCCGACCTTTTCCTCTCTGGTCTCAGGGAAGTACTTTTCCACCACACAATCAATGGCTCCTTGGTCTTCCACAATGGTGTCGTACAGAAGCGTATCACCGGTCATGATGAAGTACCGAGCCGCTTTGTAAATCTCCACCCCTGCGAGGTTGTTCTTGCCCTTGAAGGGGAGAGTCCCCCTGAGCAGTATGTGAAAGCCCCTGCCGCTCTTGGACTTCTCGGTGTAGCTCTCACACAGCCCTATGATTTCTGCCGCCAGAGGGGAGAGAAAACCGTCTTGGTCATACCCATCGTCAATGTCAATCCCCACATAGCCGTTATCATCGAACACGAACCCGCAGTAGTCATAGTGTCCTTCCGACACGGCCTTGCAAGCCGTGTCGAAGGAAGACCATGTTTCAGGATTAGTAGAGGAAGCGGCTTCTGGTGCGGTCGCTTTCATCGGAACTTTGCTGTCGCTACGAGTACAGACCCACTGATTCAGTTGTTTCAGTTCTTCGGGAATGTTCTCGTAGCGTGTCAAATCAGGTTCCTCCTCTTGGCGACCTTGCGCTCCAACTCGTTGACCAAAGCCCACACTCTGTCCTGCTTGATGTTCTTGGTCACAGAGACCTTGTAGACATTATCGGGAATGGTATCGCCCTCCTGATAGATGAACAGCAGAATCTCTCTTTCGCTGTCGGTGAAGCCCTTCAAGGCGTTCTCACAGGCGTACCAGTTCTGCTTGTCAGCGTCAGAGCGGAACTTGGGGTTGGGGTGTCGAGCGTAGAACTTCATGCAGTGCTGGATGTAATCGGTATAGAAAGTTCTCATTCCTCAACCTCCGCTTTGTCCTCAGTCTTCTTGGAAGTGGTGCGCTTGAAGACCTCGCCCTCGAAGTACCACTCGTTGTTGATATTGATGGGGTAGCCCTCCACATCGGACTTTTTCATCTCACCGTGGTCGATGATGTGCTGAGCGGAAGCAACCGCCATCTGGTTTTTCACCAAGTCCTTGCCGGTGCGAAGCAGGAAAGTCACTTTCCCGTTCACGCTTTTCAGCTTATAGTTCATTGTTTGCCCTCCTTGTTCCATTCGGCAATGTCAATGCCGTATCGTTCCAGCTTGTGCCTACACAGCCAAGCCATGTCCTCGTTGCCCATTTCATACCGCTTTTCCAGAGCATCCAGCTCGGCGGCATAGCCCTCAAAGAATCTCCTCAGCCGCTTCTTCCCGAAGCCGAACCGCTCATGCAAAACCCACAGAATGACGGAGTCCATTTCAAGTTCGTTCTTCCTGTCAAACTCGGCGCACTGACGGAGTATTTCAGCGTCAATGGCTTTCTGCTCCTTGGTGCTGAACTTCACACCGAAGATGTGACCTCTGTTCTTCTTGAATACCGGCATATCAGACACCTACCACATGAGACGCAATCATGTCTGCTTGATGTGTCCAGAGTACATTCGGGAACTTATGAACAGCGTCAGTGAAGCTCCTCCAATGCTCCTTGTCGGTGAAAGCCCCCATGTGATAGAGAATACACATGGACTCCTCCTCGGTCAGCGTCATGTGCTGAGACAGGAGAATAACCGATTTGTCTCCATGTCCCTTGACGAGCGTGTTGGGGTTGTACTCCCACGCTTGCTCGTCATAGATGGTGGTCTCCTCGGAGCCGACATAAAGCGTCTCCTTGATGGGGTGGCGGTACTGGTCGATTTTGCACAGGTCGTGGAACATACCCACAATGAAGGGGCTTTCCACTCTGCGCCATTTCAGACCATTCTTCGCAGACAGGTCTACGAGCGTGTTCATTACCATCAGCGAATGGTCGAACAGACCGCCCTCGTATGCCCCGTGGTACTTGGTGCTTGCCGGGGCGTGAAAGAAGCCGTTTTCCATCAGGTAGGTCTTGAACTCACGAGACACGATTCTGTCCAGACCTGCGGCTTCAAAAAGCTGTACTCGCTCTAATTCAGTCATTGGCTTTCTTCTTCATCAGTTCACAGATGAACGCCATGTTGCAAGCCATGTGCTTGTAATGCTCGATACCGCTCTCAGCGTCCTTGGAGTTGTTGTCTTCGATGAAGGACAGCCAGTGCCGGTAAAAAGCGTCAATATAGCGTTGCAGTTCGACTTTCTTCCAGTTGTCGGGGTCGTGGTACTTCTCCGTGCCATACTCCCGAACGACCGCAATGTCACGAATGATTTGAACCGGGACGAGGGAGAGCTTCACTTTTCCCATATCGTCCTTTGCAATCTCCATATCATTTCCTCCTACTCCGCAAAGCCCTGCGTAAAGCCCGCTCCCTCTGCGTGTAAAGGCCATTCATGGTTTCACGCCACTTGCGCTCCTTCTCCTTGAGCTTTTCATATTCTTGCTTCTCAGACAGGTATTGGGCGCAAGTGGCATGACAACCAGCATGGCGTTTGGGTGCTACACAGTCCTTGCAACACTTGATTGCCACGAATTACAGACTGCTGAGCAGAGCCTCAAGGTCAAGCCCTTTTGCCGCAGGAGCGGCAGCGGCGGTGGCGGGAGCCGGGGCGGTAGCAGGTTTCGCAGTGGCGGGAGCGGCTTCGGTCTTACCGAGCGTCAGCGCACGGGCAACCGGCTCAGTGTCGAAGTACTCTGCCGGGGACTTCTCGCCGAGGTTGGCGAAAGTGACCATCTTGTTCGGGTCTTTGTTGGAAGGGAGCTTGGTGTGTACCACCTCAGCACAGATGAAGTGGTCGATAAGCTCTGCCGGGTCGATGTCTTCCAAGGTGTAGTCACCCATCACGGTCTTGGCGAAGTAGGAAAAGGCGTTCAAAGCCTTTTCGTTCAGCTCGTCATTGTTGTCCTTGATGGAGAATCGCTCGGTATGGGTCATGCCAGCGGCGTTCACCAGCTTGACCTCAATCTTGCCAAACTCCTCGTCATAGGTAGCGGCATACACACGGAACACATAGGTTCCTTCGGGAATGAGAGTGAAACCACTCGTCATCGGGATTCGTGCCATTGTCTTTGTCCTCCTTACTTCTTCTTTGCGCTCACATACATGGCGTAGCCCACAATCAGAATCAGCTCAACCAGAATGGTAGAAACCACGCCAGCCACAAACGGGTCGATATACATGGTCTTCACCTCACTCCTCGTAATCGGTCGGGAAAATCAGGCCGATTACTTCCTCGTCAGAGACGAGACAGGCGGGACGCTTGATAACCAGAGCCTTGCCCTCGCTGGTCTCGCTCTCGGTATCGAACTGAGCGTACATTTCGACAGTGTCCTTGCGCTCAATGAGGGCGTAGGAGCCGTTGTCAATGGCAACCTTGCTCTGCCTGTCCTCGGTCTCGTAAATGCGGACGCAGTCCTTAATGACCCCATCGGCATACGGCATGACAGCTTTGGCGAGGTCGCAGGGGTTGGTGAAGCTGTCGTAGTTGATGATGTTCTCCACGAAATCGGGCATGTCGGCAATGTCAGCACAGGTGACGCTACGGATGTCCTCCGGGATTTTCATGAACACTCGCTCGGAAGCAAGCCAGCGTTCACCATTCTTGCGATTGTACACGATACCGTCAGACCCAAGAGCCTTTACGAATTTCTGAAACTTCATGATAATCCTCCTTATTTCACAGTCATGCGGTACTGCTCAGACTTCTTCTGGTACTTCTCAAGCAGACCGTCAGCTTCCAGAGCTTTCTTGTCGATGGTGGTGGTCTCCGAACGAGATACCGTCCAAGTGTAGGTCGAACCCTTGATTTCGACCTTCTTGTCACCGTCACGGAACTGCGTCATAGCGTGTTCCTTGATGATGTCGGAAATCTCTTTCAGCCGCTTCTCCTTGTCGGCGATTGCGGCGGCGGTCATATCGACCTCCTTCTTGAGACCTTCGGCTTCCTTAATGAGAGCGTCAATGTCGGTGTCCGGGGTGAGATTGTGGGTGCGCAGAGCCGCCAGAATCTCAGCGTCCTTCTTCTCGTCATAGACCGGGGAGATACCACCCGTCACATACTCGCCCCACCAAGACTTCACCTCAGCGACCATGCGCTCGAAGTCCGGGTAACGCTCACTGACCTTGAACTCCACCGTGATGGTGTTCTTGATGTTGGGGACGAACTTGGACGGGTCTTCGTAGTCCTTCTCCTCAAGGAAGGAAGCGACCATAATGACATTGTCCACACCGAGCAGGTAGGCGTAGAGAGCCGCCTGTAATGCGTAGTACTCAGGAGCGTCATTCTGCCAGTCCTCGATACGCTTGGTGGTCTTCATTTCGAGTACGGTGTCCACCGTGCCGTTCTCGTCCACACCGAGATAGTCCCACATGCCGCCGAAGTAGGGGTTCTCCGGGAAGAAATCGCCCCAAGTCTTGTTGAAATAGTCCTGCCCGTAGCGGTCGGTGGGAGTAATCAAGTCCATGCCGTAGGACTTCTTCATGTACTCGGCCTGTTTCGGCTCGATGGTCTTACCGGCAATGGTGTAGATGGTGTCCTCGAAGGGCTTCTCGTAGGTCTTGGTGATAGCGCACCACATTTCAAACGGGGTAGACCAAGGGTTCAGGCCGAGAATGGTGGCAAAGCGTGTGCCGGTGACTTTCTTGGTGCGCTTGGGCGGCGTAATCTGAATCTGCTTGGAGTCAAGCCACTTCATCACTCATTTCCTCCTTCCAGCATGGCGGTGATTCGGGTAATCAGGGCTTCGCAGTCGGACTTGCTGATTTCGGTGAACCCCTTGGTCTGCACCGCAATCTGAGCAATCAGCTCCTCCTTAGTGGGGTCGCTGTCCTTGAGCTTCTTGAGGACGCTCTTGAGACCCTTAATCTGCAAGGTGGTGGCATTGTCAGCCGGTGCGGTCAGCTCCTCCTTGACCTCCTGACGCTGTTGGGGAGTAGCGGGAGCCTTGGGAGCGGCGGGGGCGGGAGCGGTGTCAGCAGGGACAGGCTTGCCAGCGTTTGCGTCAATGGTGTCGCTCTCGCAGATGTCCAGTGCCATCATGTAGAGGTAGCGGCGCATGTAGGTGATGGACGAACCAAGGGCTTGCATTTCGTTGGTGGCCTGTTTGCCGGTGTTGCTCATGATAGGAGCAATCTGGTTGAAGGGAGCCACGAACGAAACGGTGTCCTCCGGGTTGTCGGTGTTGATAATCGTCATAGTGCCGGTATCAGCGGTGAAGTTCACCACAGGCACGAGACCGATTGCCGAGAAGATACGGATTGCCGGGGGAACAATATCGTCCAGCTCGAAGTACTTGAACGACAGGTGCATGTTCTTGCCGGTCTTCTGGACATCGGCGTTGAGGAACTGCTCTCTCGCCTTAATGAGTTTTTGATAGACATTCTCGGTTTTAGTGGTCGTTGCCATTGCTTTTGTCCTCCTTGTTGTTTTCTTCTTTTCGGGCTTGATACCCAAAAAGTCATTGACTCGCTTTCGTGCCATGTCGATGTAGAACTGCTTGTCCACATCGGCAATGGTCAGGTGGTTATCGTTGTCGATGATACAATGCTCCGGGAGCATTTCGATTTTGGCGGTAGACTCGTTCTCAGCCTTGACTTTGAACAGCTTCCCGTATCGCTCGTCTGCCGTTGCATATACCCGGTTCACTCGCTGTACCGGGACTTGTACGCCATCGACAAGGTGATATGCTTCACGATATTTCGCCCCAGCCTTTGCAATAATCTGGAACTGGAAAATATCGTCACAGCCATTGATGGTGTCTTCCACGGGTGTACCGTGAACGAAGTACTCTCGGAGAGCGGTCGCAACGATACAGCAGGAATTGTTGATTTTCCAAGCACCCACGCTGGAAATGCCCTTGACAAGATAGCCGCCCTTTTCTTTGACCTCTCCGCTCGGTTGCACTTCGATATAGTTGTTCACATCCTTCTGCGCAATCTTCATCACGGAGTCTTCTTCCAGCTCAAAGCCGGTGCGCTTCTGCCACTCGTCACAGATTTCGTCCAGCTTTCCGAGGTCGGCTCGATTGCACTCGACCATGATACCGTCCGTGTTGAGCTGGACGATTTTCAGCCCCGGAATGTCAGCGTACAGGTGTTCAGCCAGCTCAAGGAGGAACAACTGCCCGGTGATACACACAGAGCGTCCCATGAGGGGGTCAAACAGGTCGTTGTACCTGTTGAGCAGTGCGCCGTAGGTCGTGTTCACAACCAGCTTGAGGGCGTTTGCGGTGGCCTTGTCTCCGCTTGCCTTGGCTTTCATACGGGTTTCCAGCACTTCCTCGAAGACCTGCGCCGAGGGGATGTTGCGGGAGGTGTAACCACACAGCGTCATGAGGTGCGGGTAGTAACTCGCCACATCCTTGTTGCGGATAACCCGTTCATCGGTCTCCTCGAAGAAGTAGTTCGGGATTGCGGCGTGAATACCACCATATCCCACGACACCGGGACACTCACCGATGGAGAATGTCTGCTTCTCGCTGAACAGCTCCGTGTCCGAGATTGACGGGTCGTACATCTTGTCAAAGAAATCGAAAATCTCCTGCGGGATGTACTCTCGCTTGAGGTGCGAAGGGTACACATACTTGCGTTCATCGTCATGGGGTTGCTTGGTCGCTTTCAGCAGGGCGGCGGTCAGCTTGGCGTTGGTCATGCCCATGGCTTTCACATCGTCCAGCCCCGCCAGTTTGCCAATGTGGACTTTGTTCTTGAGATAGTCCTTCCGAAGCTCCACAAGCCGCTCAGTCGTGTCAACATCGTGCATACAGTACTTGGCGGTCTCTTTCAGCTCGTCTTCGGTCAAAGCCCGGTCGATGTCGAAGGGGACGGTGGACTCCTCAACGGACAGTCCTAAGTGACCCTCAATGGCCTTGAGGGACAAGCCCATCTGCATATCGTCTTTGATGTCCACATTGTTGAAGCGGAAGAAGAAATCCCTCAGGGCGGGGTATTCCCAACCCTGACCACCTCCAATGAGGTAGTCATTGACCGCTTTCACTTCCTGCGGTACGAAGCCACAGCAGATAGCCTTGATGATGAATTGGTCGTAGTGTTTGGAGTTGAAACCCACATAGATGTTGTCCTCGGTAATGCACTGTTTCAGCTCCTCGTTGTCGTTGTGGACGATGGTGTACTTGCCGGTCTCTGTGTCCTTGAAGACCACAAGCCAGTCTTCGCAGAAGACCTCCACATCGTAGACAATCAGTCTCACTGGTTCACCTCCTATTCCACGAAATAACAACCGTTTTTACGGTAGGTAGTACAACGCTTTTTGTAGGACTTCACGAGGTATGCGACATCGTCAACGAAGTCATAGGCGATAGGTTCTGCCTTACCATCGAAGACACGAGCGATTCTGCCAATGCTCTGCGTCACGACAGCGTAGTCCTTCTGAGGGGTGGTGAGGAACAGCCGCTCCAAGCGGGGTATGTCCAACCCCTCTTTCGCCAGAGAGTAGGTTGCGAACAGGTACTTTTTCCTACCTGAGCGCATGTCCTCAATGGCTTTCTCTCGCTCCGCTTTGCCCTTCTTCGTTGTCATTTTGCCGCTCACCATCACAGCGTCCCGTCTCATGTGCGCTGGTAGCCAGTTCATGAGGTGTTCCAAGTGACTGAGCCGGTCGGAGAGAATCAGACAGCTCTTGCCCTCGTTGAGCTTGATGGTGTTCACAATCACTTCCTCCCGGCGTAGGTTTTCGGTGAGGTAAGTGACCATCTTCATGTAGTTCAGTGTCCCATCGGTGTTCAGGCAATCTCGGCTAAGTTCCACCCCTGTCGCAACGGGGAGAATACCAACCTTCATGATTTTGTCACCCACCGCCTTGTCAGGAACGGTGTATATAACATGACCGAGCAGGGCGTAGGTGGCTTCAATCATGCCGTCAGACCGATGTACCGTTGCCGAGAGACCGATTTTGTGCCGAGCGGACAAACTGTTCAGCACCTTGTAGAACTGCGTCATGGCGGTCGGTGTCCCGGAACAGCGGTGGCACTCGTCCACGATGATGGTGTCCCACAGGTCTTTGTACTGAGCCAGATTGAGCTTGCACATGGTCTGGATGGTGGCAAAGGTGATACCGCTTCCGATATTGACCTTGCCCTCGGTGATGGTTCCGATAACCCGCTTGTCCATGTACAGTTCTGCTCGTTCTTTGCTCTGCCTGAGCAAGTCCAGCGTGTGAGTCAGCCAAAGGGCTTTCTTCCCAAACCGCTTCACAAGGGCAATGCCCATTTGGGTTTTTCCGCTTCCTGCGGGGCTTTGCAAAATACCGTACTGTCCAGCCGCCACAGCGTCCACAGCGGCCTTTTGGTAGTCATAGAGGGGAATATCCACCCCTCCATAAGAGACCTCCTCAGCGGCCTTAAAATCGCCTATGAAGACAGCGTTCTTTCGGACGGACTCAGGGAGTGACCTCAGCGTTCCGAACGGTAGAACGATACTGGTTCCTCTCTGCTCGTATAAGCAGAGGGTCTTCGGTGTGTTGCCGAGCCACAAGTTCATGCGGACTTTCTTCTGGTACTCAGGGTTCGCAATCCGCATGTGCTTACTGCACCACACGAGCAGTTCTGCCGAGGGGTTGTCGATGGTCAGAGTGTTCGAGACGGTGATTATCATGCAAACACCACCCACGCTTCCAGTACTCGCCCATAGAAGCACATGTCCCTGAAACTGATACTCGATTGAGTCTTGGACAGGCGTTTCAGCGTGTCATAATCGAGCATGAAGATGTATCCTTCGCACTTGAGGGCGAACCAGCCAGTTCCGTTCCCGCTTTCCTGCCAAGCTCTCATGGCGGTGTGCTGATTGTCCTCGATACGGGAGAATGGGAATCTCCCTCTCGAACAGACTTTGCAGTCAATCAGATAAGACTTGCCGTCTCTGACCGCAATCACATCGGCGGGTTGCCCAGCTTGGTTTTGAGCGAGGTTGTGACACCAGAACCCCTCCCGAAAGAGGATTTCGCAGAAGACGGACTCGAAGCTATTTCCGAGCTTCTTGTTTGTCATTGCGTAACACCTCCTCGTACTCGTCCATAAGACCGAGAATCTTGGTGGAATAGGCGGTGCTTGTGACCCCATTCTCCCATGCCTTTTGCGCTCCGTAATTTCCCATGTTGTATGCCATGAGAGCCTTGCCGTAATCACCGTACTTCTCAATGTAGCTACCGATGATGGTGATACCGCAGAAAGCGTTCTGGTACGGATTGAGGAAGTCAGCCGTTCTGTACTTCTCCTCAAGCCACTCGTGGTTTATGGCATTGATTTGCATGAGACCGTAATCGTTGGTGGAGCTTACCACCTCCGGGTTGAATCCGCTCTCATGTTCAATCATGGCGAGAGCCAGTGTCACCGGGACACCTTTGTCTGCGCAGATTTCGTAGATGTACCTCTGCAAAGAGTCTGACAGGGGAACATCGAACAGGAACACTTCGGTCTCCTGCGGTAAACCGTCCGTCTCGTGAACCGGGACTTCGATGGTTTTAGTGACAGTCACCGTCTTGTGCGGTGTGGTGAGAACTCCAAGCAGATAACCTGCCGCTCCTCCTGCCAGCACCAGCACGGCAAGGAAGACACCGAGCTTTTTCAGGTTGTACTTGGGTCTCTTTTTGCTTTCTCTACATTGCGTAGCCATTTTTGAAAATCCTCCTCATTTTTCGGGTCTGCATAGAACTTCTCCAAGAGACCCATCAAGGGTCGTGCGAGGTCTGATACTTGGGAGTCACTGAGACTCGTATTCAGTGAGGATTTTGTCACATTCATCCAGAACCACCTTAGCCTTGGGGTAGGTATAGACCCCACGAACAATGCTCGACATTTCGGGTGGCTGAACTGTGATACCTCGCTTACGCAGTTCAAGAATCAAATCCACCTGCTTAATACCAAGCCGCTTCATTCGCTCCTGAATATGACTCATGCTTTTACCTCCTCTCATGATTCAGAAAACGAGAATTGCCTTGACAGTAAGCCGAATTGATGTTATTATTCTTATAGGAGTAATCAAACCTCAACCTCCTCGAAACTGCCACTTTCAAGGGGGTCGGCTTCTTATTGTCAATTCGCTATTCCCGAACTTCTTGGTCTTATTATAGTTCTTCTTTTGCGAATTGTCAAGAGGGTAATTCAAATAATCCGAATTAAAATTTGCGGAAGGAGAATTGCAATGTCTTTCAAAGAGAACATCAATCGGATTTGCCTTGAGCGTGGGACAAACCTCACGGCGGTTGTGAAAGAGGTAAAGGGTTCGTCCTCGTTCACCAGTGCAATCAACAAGGGGTCTCTGCCCAAGGAAGAAGAAATGGTGGCAATGGCTAAAATCCTGCACTGTTCCGTCATTGACTTCTTCATGGACGAAGAAGACCTCGCTCCGAAGGACACCCCTCAGAACGAGGACGAAGAAGATTTGCTCAGAATCTACCGTTCGCTTTCCAGACGGAGCAAACACGAGTTCATGAGCATGGCCTATGAATATGAGAACCGTGAAGAATTGGAGGGGGATAAAGAAGTTCCTACGAACGGAGAAGATAGTCCCCATAGAATTGCTCATGCGTAAAAAGGCGTTGGAGGTGATACTACGAAAGCGGTAATCTATGCCAGATATTCGAGCCATAGCCAAAGGGAAGAATCCATAGAGGGACAGCTTCGGGAGTGTCACGACTTTGCGCTGAAAAACGGAATGACCATCATCGGTGAGTACTGCGATAAGGCAATCTCAGGAAAGACCGACAATCGACCGAGCTTCCAACGGCTCATAAAGGACAGCGAGAAGGGGCAGTTTGAAGCGGTGATAATGTATACCCTTGACCGTTTCGCTCGAAATAGGTACGACTCTGCCATCTACAAAGCAAAACTGAAAAAGAACGGTGTGCGGGTCTACTATGCCAAACAGCCAATGCCCGACACGCCAGAGGGCATTATCCTTGAGTCCGTGTTGGAGGGGTATGCCGAGTACTACTCGGAGAACCTGTCACGCAACATCAAACGGGGCATGAAGGAAAACGCATTGCAGTGCATTGCCAACGGTGGAGCCGGTATGCCCTTGGGGTACACGGTAGGCGAAGACAGAAGGTACAAGATAGACCCCGTTGGAGCAAGAATCGTTCAAGAGATTTTCCAGATGTACGCTGACGGTATGTCGGCTACGCAAATCATCAACGAGTGCAACAAGCGTGGCTATAAGACCGCACGAGGAAATGCGTTCAACAAAAATAGCCTACGCACCATGTTGAAGAACGACAGGTACATAGGCGTATATCGGTTTGCGGATGTCGTGGTGGAGGGTGGTGTCCCGCCCATCATAAGCCGGGAGCTGTTTGACAAGGTTCAAGCTACCCTCAAGCACAACTATTCAGCCCGTGCAAGGAACAAGGCCAAGGACGATTACCTTCTCACCGCCAAGCTGTTTTGCGGTCACTGCGGCTCCTCCATGGTGGGAGAGAGCGGCACTTCAAAGTCTGGAAAGCTCCATCACTACTACAAGTGCATAGAGCGCAAGCGCAAGCACAAGTGTAATAAGGCCGTGGAGAAGAAAGACTGGATGGAGGAGTTGGTGGTTCGCTTCACTGTCCAAAAAGTGCTGACCGATGAAAACATAGAGCGCATTGCGGTCAAGGCCATGGAGATTATCGAGAAGGAGTCTGCTGACACCACCTACATTGATGGTCTACGAAACGAGCTGAAAGAGGTTAAGAAGAAAATCAAGAACCTCATGACTGCCATCGAGCAGGGCATTATCACCCCGTCCACCAAGGAGAGGATGGACGAGCTGGAACTTGAGAAGAACGAGATAGAGGGAAGAATCGCCAGCGAGGAAATGAAAAAGCCACTCCTGACGAAAGAGCGCATAATGTACTGGCTCTACTCGTTCAAAAGTGGCAATATAGATGATGTCGAGTACAAGCGTAGGGTGATAGACACGCTGGTGAACTCGGTGTATGTCTATGATGAAGGGGACAAAGGGAGAAGAATTGTCTTCACCTTCAACATATCAGGGCAAAACACCGCTACGCTCTCGTGTTCGGATATAGCGTGTTTCGCTCCACCAAACAGTGCAAATCCGAACACCTTGTTTTTCGTCAAACATTGCTTCGGATTTGTTATGAACATAGAGGAGGTAGGCTGATTATGCCTACCTCCTCTTGTTGTGTGAAGTTATTGTTCTTGTTCTTGGCGAAGTAGTTAAAGTAGTTGTTCTTGGGTTTTTGCGTGTAACTTTTGCTTAGTATGCGCATATATAGAGAAAGTTTACGCAAAAACCGATTTTGAACTACTTTTACTACTTCTGCTCGGCCTGTTTCAGCTCCAAGACAGCGGACTCAATGAGGTTGTCAATCTCCTCGGTGTTCAGGGTGAAGCCCTTGCTGTTGAGGAAATCCAGCACATATTTCTTCTTTTCCTCACCTCTGCCACTGCCCACATAGAGCATTTCTGCCGCTTGCACGGCAACCTGCACCCACAGCTTGATGGTCTTGAACTGCTCGTCCGTGGTTTTCGCCTTGATATAGGGAATCAAGAAAGCGGAAATCAGGGAGATAATCAGGGTCAGAACTGCGGTGATGATGGGAGTAAGGTCAATCATGGTTAAAATCCTCCTTGTTCATTGAAAGATTGCTCAGTCGGTTCGACATTGTACTGTTTCATCAGCTTAATGCGATTCTCGACCTTTGCTTTTGTGTAGTAGAAGCCAGTCCCCGTTGCGGTCTCTGCGGCAACGGCTGGAATGAGATATGCCATCGGAGAGAGGTCGCAGGTTCGCCACATCATGACGAGAGCGAACGCAATCACCACGATGTTGATAACGAACACTGCCACCACAATTCTCTTGGAGAACTCCCAAACGGGTTTCTGCTTCTTCCGTCTGCGCCGTGGCATTAGAGCTTCTGGACGAAGTCAAGCGAAATCCAACCAGCCCCGGATTTCAGCTTGCCCCACTTGGTAGCACCCTGACCGTCCTGCTCCTCAACGATGGTGTAGACACCCGGCTTGATGAAGCCGTTCGTGCCGTAGTTCGTGCCAGCACCCCTGCGGATATACAGGTCGGTGGCGGTCACACGCACGATATAGGGAACAGAAGCGGTGGAAGTACCGCCCTTCTCGTACACTACCTTACCGCTCTCGTCAAAGACCTTGTAGCCGGGGTTCTTGTCCACCAGAGACTTGGCGTTTGCCAGAACGGAGAAAGCACCGAGCTGACTCTTTGTGTCAGACCAGCTCTTACGCACCCTGTAGAGGGTTTTCTGAGCAGGGGGCTTCGGCGGTGCGGGTGTGTCGGAAGCATTGCCGAGAAGTTTGTTGACCTCTACGGCAATCTGAGCATGTCTGTTGTACAGATAATCGCCGGGACACGCTTTCTGTGCGAACCAGCGGTGTACAGTCATGTTCTGCTCACTGACTTTCCCCACAAGGGACTTGTCCCCTTTCCAGAGGAGCTTCTTAATGCCGTTGCGCTTGCAGATGTCTGCAACCAGCCTGACCAGAGCATTGTACGCTTGGTCTGTCACGGCATAGGGGTGGGTGGTGTCACTCGCCACCTCGATTGTGATTGCCCGGTGGTCATTGTCTGCGCCAGAGATACCGTTTACCCGGATAGGGTTCCCGTACTTGTCAGTGCCACCAGAACACCAAGAGCGGTTCTTTTCCTCAACGGACAGGCCGATAGAACCGTCTTTACCCACGACATAGTTTGCCGAACACTGCCTGTCCGTGTTGGCAAAGTAATCGCACCCCTGCTTTGCCGTCCACTGTCCGACAATGCAGTGAATGGTGATGGTGTCAATGATGTGCTTTCTCTGCCCGGAATGGTTCGAGGTGAGCTTGGTGTAGGTCACGAGTGGGCTGTTTGTGTAAGCCATGCTATCAATCCTCCTTACAAGAAAGTGTTTTCGTTGGAGCAGTTCTGATAGACTCTCTTGATGTTCTCGATAGCCAGAACAGCCTTGTTGTTCTCGTACTCAGGATGTTCGGCGCAGAACTTCTCGTACCGAGTGACATCATCGAGAATCTGGTCGAAATGCTCTTTCGTATGTTTTTGCTCGTGCAGGATTTCATCGTTGAAGCGTAAAATCCTATACCGGCATGTAGTAGCTTCGTTCTCGGCAATCATCTTCGCCAAACGGTTCAGGCTTTCCAGATTGTTGAGTTGAGCCGTTTGAATGGCGGCAATGGTCTCCGAAAACTGCTTCTGGATTTTGACACTCTGCTCATGCCACTTCGGATAATTGCTTGCCTGTTCGATTACCTCCTGCACCTTTTTCTCTTTTTCTTCTTCCTGCTTATACTTCTCAATCAGGTGGTTTTTGACGAAGGTGTACAACTTCCAGAGGAATACCAGTGCGACAATGACTACCGCAACCGTGGAAATCGTAATATCGCCAAAAACCTTCAAAAACTCGTCCATCGGGCTTCTCCTTCGCTGAAATTACTTAGTAGGGGTGTATTCCTCCCACCCCTGCGGGTAGGCTTCGGGAGACCACACATTGCCGTCAATCAACGACCTGTAGAGCTTGTCCTTGTACTGGACAATGTCCCCGGTGTTGTATGCGTCATGTGTGCCGATGGGCTGAGTCCAGATGGGGTAGCCCTCCTCGTTGAGACCGAGGGGTGTGTACAGGGCAGGAACAGCGTCAGGTCTCCAATCGTCCTGAGAGGTGTGAGCCTGTGCCACACGATAGAGCTGGGGGTCTCCCACGCTGTTCACGCCGTAGGTGAAACGGTCGTTCACCTTGTAGTTCACACCGACCTTCCAAGGACGATACAGCGCAACGCAAATCAGGGCGGTGTCCTCGTCCAGACTCGCACCTGCGTAGTCCATAGCGTCACGGATTGCTTTTGCCTGTTCAATCATGCTCATACGCTCACCCCCACAATTTCCAGAGCTTCCTTCATGTCCTGCACAATGCTTGCACCCTCGTTGATTTCAAGCGTCCTGCCGGTGATAAGCCAGTTGCTCATGTTTCCTTCGATTTCCTCTCGCAGACTTTCTTTGCCAGCCAGATGGAAAGTGTACTCGTCATACTCGAACATGGTGACTTCACGCTCGGTCATTTCATCGACCATGGTGATGTCCTTGATGTTCTCCCTCAGACGCACTTCCACATACCCCGGCATGGGTGCGAACGGTTCAATGGTGAGCGAGTTGGGAGAGACATTTCCTCTTACTCTCATTGCTGATAACCTCCTTCAACTTCTTGATGTTGACTGTCTCGCAGTACTTCTTCCTCATTGCGTAGGAATTGGTATGCTTGAAACAGGCGCACCGGGAGATAAACCCGGAAGCGATTCTGTATGCGATAGGTCGGTTTTCTCTCTGTAGTTTCTGGATAAACCTGCTTTGCCGCATGAGAGCCAATGCTCTCCGCTTGCGAATGGTGGTGAAGCCCACGCCAAAACATCGTCCCACGAAGTCTATCTTTCGCCCTCTGCGGCCTGACCTATCTTTGCAGTACTGCTGAATACGAAAGAGCTGATAGTCATGCTTGATGGACAGGCCAAGCTCACCCACGAACTCGAAGATGTCATGGAGAGCTTTTCTCAGCTTTCGTTTATTGCTGTCAATCAGTACCAAATCGTCAGCATATCGGACATAGTGTCGGATTCTGTGCTTCTGCTTGATAAGATTGTCCAGCGGTTGCAGGTACAGCTCTGCCAGCCAAGGCGAGGTGTAGTTTCCGATGGGAAGCCCTTGTTCGTGGGAGTCAATCACCTTGAAGATGATTTGCAGGAACTTTTCGTCTTTGATTTTCTCCCGCAGACGGGCTTTCAGTTTGCCGTGAGGAATGGACGGGTAGAACTTGCTTATGTCCATCTTCACGCAGTACTTGGCGTGTTTTCTGTCCCTGACAGTAGCCCTCTCCACACCCTTGGAAGCATGGTCGATACCACGCTTCGGGATGTTGGCACAGCTCCAATGATAGGAAGACCGTTCAATGATAGGCTTGAGGACTTGCATAATGGCGTGGTGTGCGCATTGGTCAGGGTAGAACGCCGGGATTTGTAGTTCTCGTTCTTTTCCAGACAGACCGTCCTTGATGAAACGAGTCTTGTATGGCGAGAGAAAGTCCATGCGACTCAAGCGTTCGGACAGGTCTTTTGCGTAGTCCTCCAAGTTGTCGCAGACATCTTTCACCATCTTCCGCTTCCTCTTGTTCTGAGAAGCGTTAAGGATAGCCAGCCGACAGTTATCGACCGACACCACCTTTTCATAGAGAAAGCCAAACCTTTTCATGTGCTTTTGTTTCTTATAGGGCTTTCGAGAGTGAACCTACTAACCCTATCCCTCCAAACTATTTTTTACCAATGGGTACGGCGAGACAGTATTTTGATGGATAGACCGTTTAACAAAAGTAGGCGAGAGCCAATGTTCGTGTTGGAATTGGACGAAGTGTTGTTCAAATTAGCCGTAAACAGACCGCAAATCGAGCCATTATTCCAATTGCCGCCGTGTTGGAACACCCGCTATTACTGTTCGCCTTAGTGTGTTGCTGTAGCGTTACATAGGCGTTTTCACCTGCTTATGTGGGGGAGGGAATCCCCCACACCCCCTCAGGAGGGAATATAAAGCAGGCGAGAGCCAATGTCCGTGCCGGAATAGGACGAAGAGGCGTCCAAAAAAGCCGCAAACAGACCGCAAAGCGAGCCAGCAGACCAACCGCCGCCGTGTCGGAACACCCGCCAACCAGTGCTACTCCAACAGCCGTCACACATATAGGTGGACTCACTGCCGCTACCAGCCGCCGCAGGAAGCATGACATGAGGGTTGTTGCCAGAGTCAAGACCTTCCTCGGTGATGTAAGAACTGCTCCACTTCGTAGCACCCGTGTAGGAGAGTTTGGCGTAATTGCTTGCGGTATCGTCTGCATACTTGGACGGGTCGTTGCAGACATAGTAAGAGCCGTTGTTCCAGTTCACACCGTCAACCCATTCCCACACATTGCCCCACAGACCCTCGATACCTCTCCACACGACATCGACCTTGCCGTCCGTGCCAGAAGGTCTGCCAGTGAGATTCGGAATACTGTTGCAGGAGCCGGTTTTCAGAGAACCGCTGTTGCCGTCACAGTAACCTCTACCGATTTTGCTCTGCACATTGTTGTCGGCGAACTCAACCAGCATGAGCATTTGCACAGCGGAGAGTGCCGCAATGTCAATCAGGCTCCAACCTGCGCCCTTGCTCTTGGCATTGGAGCGGAACTGCGCTCTCGTCTGAGACACCTGAGGGCTTGCGCCGCTGACGGACTTGTTGTTGGAGGAGGTCTTGTATGCGCCGATGTAGGCGTGGTCACACTCCTTGCCAGCATGATTGAACAGCGGGTGAACGGAGAAACCAGCAGTGGGCTTGTCGGCGATTTTGATATACTCCACATTCCCGGAGCGGTAACGGCGATACCAGAACTTGGGGATTTTCACCATCACATCACCCGTGGAGAGGGTTTCACGCACAATGCCCTTCCAAGGCATGGCATTGTCGAAATCGCTATGACCTGCGCTTGCACCCACGGGAGCAGTGG